TTAATCCTCATTACGGGTTAGAAAGAATTTGGCGAAAGTGATCGCGAGGATAACGGCGGTAACAAATAAGGAAACTTGTATACCAAAAGTTGCTGCTTTTGGGAAATCAGCTACAATCCTTTGTGCGACTGACTCAGAGGAAATTTGAGCTGTAGTTGCTATCGGTAAAATATTTGGATAATCTTCCATAAAATCACCGCGCTTACTACTGCTGTAAAAAATCCAAGAAGAGGAGGCATAAAAAAGCCTGTGGTTTGTGCGATGAATTGCGACGAACTTGGCAGGGGATTAGCCAAGTCAACAGCCTCAAACGCGGGAAGATTGGGAACGTCGTCTGGTCTTGGATTCATATTAATTTTCCTAGTAAATAAATACCACCCCAGAAGAAACCAGCGAAACCAATCTTATAGAGGAGTGTAACTAACTCGATTGATGTGCATTCCATTAGAGAAATATCCTTTTAAAAAGCTTTATTCCCCAGAGTGCAAAAACTATAGGGAATAGAGAGTAGCTTGCATCAATCAAATTATCGAATGCTGTAAGCCAATCATTGCAAGACATTTAAGCCGCCTTTGCTAATTCTTTTTGTTTGGTTTCTTCTAATGGCTTTGCAGCATGGAGAACGAGCCTAACCTTTGCTCCATACTTACCATTTGGCTGATCGACCTCAACAGAAAACAAAAGTCTGTATTTTGCATTCAGAGTTAATCCTTTGATCAATTCGAGTTGAGAGGATTTACTTGAAAGCACCATACTAACGTTTGGATTAACCATTGAATCAATAGGAATAAGCGTTCCGTTATAAAGCTCAGGTAGCTTAAATTTAGCGGTAAGGTATTCAGGATTAGAGGAAGGGGACAAGCCTTCAAAAGTCCCAGTTTCTTCAAGTCTATAAGGCATAATTTTGGCTCCAAAATATTTATGAGTAGTTAAAACCTAGACTGATTTAATAATGCAATAAATCCTCATTTTCTGTTGCACGCGGCGCGTAGAAATTTTCTTTGAATTGGTGTAACAAAAGAGCAATACCATCGCATTCTATCCCAGCAAGTGAATCTACTTCTTTCTCAAGTTGATCGATTAACTTGCAAAGCTTGGATGCCAATCCCTTTTTAGGTTTACAAAATTCTGGGCGCTCAGTTACGGAATTTTCACAAAGTCCCGACCCAACATTATGAGGAAATTTATATGCGGCGCAGGTGCATCGAGTTTCTTTAATAACTCTGATGGTAGTACGGATGCATGATGGTTTTGGTTTAATCATTTTGATTACCTGTTACACTATTTCAAAAGGCAGTAGAAAGGAAATCTTTTATATTTTCTGATGTGATACTCAAGGCGAGGAGTGGATGAAAAAGCAAGGAGAATGAAAGCTGTTAGCTTTGGTTTTGCGGGCTTAATATTTTTCATGATTTACAGTTACAGTTAATCAAAAATCTCATGCAAAACCTTTAAAGTAGCAAGGCAGTCACCTAAAGAAGTGTGATCACCAAAGGGAAGTTTCTGCCATTTGTAGGATTTACGATAATCATTCCATTCACCGACAAACTCAGAATAAGCAAGCATCACACATTCACTTTTGAATTTAGGCTTGAGCAAACCAGAAGAGCTATAAGCATTTGAAATTACCTTCAAATCAAAAGCAGCGTTATAAATAAGAAGAGTCTTGCATCTTGTTACAAATTGAAACTCAGAGTAAATATCGTAAAATCTAAGACATTGAGAAACGTCTTGATTAGATATCCGATGAATAGCAGTTGCTTCAGGCTCAATCAAGATGGGAGGCTTAAGCCTTGAATTTAATAAAGTTTTACCAGTTAGGTCGATTATTGAAATTTCTACGGGGTGAGGATTTCTAAGCCCTGTAGTTTCAGTATCAAAAATGACGTAATCATCAGGATTTAAAAAAGGATTATTCATAATTAGCTACCTCTGCCGAGTTTCATACGATTTTTGCGGAGAGCTGCACTGAAGGCAGTATCGGAAAATTCATCACATCCATAACGATCGCGCCTTTCTTGAATATCTTGAAACGTGATATCGTCGTGCAAATCTTTGCCGATTACATCAATCAATCCATCGAAAAACTCTCTTTGGTTCCAATCAGTAGAACCGTTGCCAAAAGCCTTTTGGTATCCTCCAATGATTAAGGCGACGAAAGATTTTAGACATCCTTTTGCTTGAGCCAAGATTTGAGCTGCTAGAGATTCTGTGGGAGGAGCTGGTAGAGGCAATCGGCAAAAATTGTGATCAGTATCAAATGCACTAGCAACCACATCCCAAAATTCTGAGTTAGGCGATCGCGAATTAAGAGTATTTTCGCTTGTGGTATGTCTCAACCAATTCTCTGTGCAGTATGTCCAAAGCTGTTTAATATTGGCTTTGAAGTTTCCCCAGAGTTGTGAGTTATCTTCCGTTGCCCAAAATTCTTTAAGGAAGTCGCCACTTAAAGAAAACTCGGCGCGAACCACTGGATCTTCAGGTTGCCATCCTTTTTCTTTCCAGAATGCTTGGAGGTAGTCTTTACCTGAAATTTTAATTTCATTGCTTTTGAAATAAATTCGGGCGTAGAGCTTTGAGCCGAATCTGCCGATATAAGCTGTTTGCAGATTTTTACGAGCAATTATCCGCTCTAAGTGAGGCTGATTAATTGCCGAGTTTACCAAGTCTACGAGCGATGATAGCTGCTTTGCATCTAGCTCGATTGTGGATTTTGTTGATGTCTGCTCAGTATGAGATTTGTCTGAAGTGTCGTTATAACATCCCTTGTCACACGTTTGGGGTGAGGAGAGGATTTGAGCCAATTCCTCAAGCTGGATGATTGATTCTTGGGTAACATGACCATCTATTTTTCTAGCTCTAGTGCAGAATTGCTTGAGGTGTTGCCAGTCGAACTCGAAGCCAAGGACATCTACGGCGAGATCGGCGCGGCTAACTTTTGCCCATTCTGCTGTAGTTGTTTGATAAAAAAGACTGTAACAGTTTTCAATAAACAGATCGACCAATGAATAATCATCAGTTTGGCACTGAAGATATTTGCTGTGAAAATCGAGATAAATCTGACCTGTTTGGATTGACGATTTGCCAAGAAATTTGTCAGGATTAAATAATCTGATATCGCAAATTTCTGGGTTTACTAAGACAAACTCATAAGGAGTATGCCCACTATGAAGTAAGCGAAATTTACCGAGGTTAGGCAAATCAATATATAGATCTGTTGGATTTGCATAGTCAAAGTTTTTCTTGTATGTACGCCAGCTCTCAAGCTGTGATTGCAAAAAAATCGAAGGGCTGGAGCAACTGAATAAGCGCAAATACAGACTATCAATAGTCTGGTTAAGCAGTGTTATCATGTTTTTAAGATTTAATTTTCGATTAAAAAGTTTTTAGCGATCGCTTCCGTAGGAAAGTTGCGATCGCTATTTTTTTTGAATGCGCCAAAGTTAGCACAAAGCATGAAGCCCGTACTAGAAAAGGGTTTCAGCATAAAAAATGCTGATTTTAGGTTAATGTAAATGTTGCTCATGACTTAAGTCTGTAAGTTATGGGAAGTCGTGATTGCAAAGAAGGTGCTAACTCTTTGCGATCGCGCATTAATCAAAGGATAATGCAAATTCTGCTATTTTCAAATTAATAAGTTATATAAAAGTTATAAATTTATGCTGAAAGGTGCAACGATTGCGATTATTTGCTTAGCTCTTGGTGGTTTTTTGGGGCATAGAGCTACTATTTTTCATTTTGAAACCATCTCGAATTCTTTTTTTGAAGGTCAAAAATCTATCAAAAAATAGCTTTGATTTTGCGTAACTTTTAATCAAATCTTTGTTTGGGCGCTAATATCTGGCTATCCGCTACCAATCGAGGATACTCAAAAGGCAACAAAAAAAACGATTTTCAAAGTCTCCCTTACCGCCAATCGAGCCTTTGAAAATCGTTTTTTTGTAAGCCTTTCGAGTATCACGATTCCGCTGCTATCCAGAGCGCACTAAGCGAAAGGTTATGTAGGAAAAATTTTTTGATTTTTCGATAATCTTTAAAGGGCTAAGCTTGCGATTATCAAAAATCAAAAAATTTTTCTCAGAGTGAGATATCAACTAAGATTATGATTTTCTGTAACAGTTAATCAAATACAACTTTTTTAAAGAGTGAGGTATCTAAATTGACACTTCGTAGTTTTTTGATTTACTGGGCGATTGCTTTGCAATTCGATAAAAAATAAACCAAGCGATCTAGCTCTTAGATGTGCGCTTGGTTTATTTTTTGATAAATTTTTGGGCGGTTTCCAATAGGTGAACCTTCCAGCCCGATAATTTGATCGAGTTCACGGGGTGCACCCCTGCATTGCCCGTTGAAAAAATAATATCACAGATTTATTTTGTATGGGTTTATTCCCTCTCTCAAATTATAATTTTAAAACCATAAAATATTACTTTTTTTAAGAAGCTTCCTAACATAAGGAATTACCAGAACGTAAGGAAGTCGGGGGAAAGCAGGGCAGCAAACCGCGAAAACGTTCTCACCAACTAAGAGAGAAGTCAGCATACCAGAATGTTTGTTGTATCGCCGAAGGTAAGTGCCACCTCTTTTTAATCGTAAAGTTGCAGATCTCATAGTTTTGTTTGATTTTGTGTAACAGTTAATATTTTACGATTTTGGGTATTAAATCCAGCTTTTTATAGAAATCTGCGAGTTTTTGCGATCGCAATGTACCAGACTCAGCAACGGGGCGAAATTCTTCTAGCAATTCGGTAAGCAATTTTAGATCAGGTAGCTTGGCTGCGATGGATTCTGGTAGCTGGATAGCTTTTCTTTTTTGTGGTGGATTACCTGTAGATGGTCTACCAGCTCCCTCGCGTTTGCCACCTCGTTTGTTTTGTTTTGGCGATCGGTCGATTTTTTTTATTTTTGGCATACCGTAGTCCAAATTGTGAGATGTGGTGAAATCTGCTTTTTTGATTGTGAGGCACTTATCAAAAGAGATTATTTCACCTTCTAAGCCATCTTCATCAATTACGCGATCGGCAATACCAGGAAGAGGAGAGGATACTAGTTTTTGAATTCTAGAAATAGCAATAGCTTGTTTCTTTTTTTTTGGATCATCAACATGGCAAAGAATTATATAAGCTGGGTTTGGTGAATAGCCCAAAACTTCTGATAGTGCAGTAGTTCCGTAGAGTTGAATAAGCGATCCGATAGGATATTTCATAATATTGATTAGCTGTAACACTTAATCAAGGATAACATAGATTTGCTGTTACAAGTAATCAATAGTATATAAATATGCAGATATAAAAAAGCAGTGCCTCATCGCTAACACGATGAGGCACTGCTTTTTTATATCCTTAGAAGTAGGATACGTTTTCAAACTGGTGATCTAGTTGATCTGGTTGATATTCATTATGAAGTATTAAATTGTTGCGATCGTACTGTTCTTCGCTTACATAATCATCAGGATTCAATAAAATTCCTTTGTAATAAATAGGCTGTAATTCTGGGTCAGGTAATCCGCGATAAGAATAAGATAAATTCCTAAATTCTGGAGAGACTGGAAATAATGGTAAATGACCAAGATGAGATATAGCTTTAGCATTTGGCTTATGAATGGGACAGCAATACATAGAATGAATATTTTGATAACCCTTTGCTGTATCTAATCGCGTAAAGGAGTCGAAGCAATCGAAAAGTAATTTATCTGCTTGGTTGAGAAATCCACCTTCATATCTAAAAGAATATGCGAAGCGAGTTTTGATATGGCTTACCTTTGCTGTTTTCGACGAATTCCATTGAAAATATGAATTTGCATCCATCCAGTAATATCTCTTGTAAAAGAGCTTAGGGCGGCGAAACTTTTTATCGTATACGGTTAAGGAATTAGCATGAGTCCAGTATTGTGTAAGCATTCTAAATTGCATATCGACTTGCTCTAAGAATTGAGCGCACCAAACAAGATCAGTACCAAATTTTCTACTTTGACAGAGATCGGCTAAGAGTGTTTTTGAAGTTTTTTGAAATTCTCTAGAATTCAAAAAAATCCCAGCCTCATCTAAACAAACAATTGCTTCAGGAAGAAAAAGGCATTCTAGATTAGATGGGTTGTGAATCTCTGTGATACCGCCATGCTTTAAGCATTTAAGAATCCATTTGTATTTTTTGTGTGTTGCATACTTTTCTAAGCCTTTTCTATTTAAAGGAAAGTTGGTAACGAGCTGCTTTTCTTTTGTATCTGCCATCTCAAGAGCGATCTTGAGCTGTAAGTGGCTTTTACCAGAGCCGATAGAACCTGCTACACCGTGAATCATATTTTTTCCTAGGCTAAGTAGCCTTAAACGGGATTAACTTGTAAATCTTGATTGAGATGTAAAGAACAAAGAGATCGCGGACAGTTCCAATAATGCTTTCTATAATTGCCTTACCAAATACGGGCAGAGTAGAGGAAAGCAAATTAACAATACTGGATAATTTTAATTCTGTTGGTGTGGATGGAAACGGGATTGAAACAATATCAATTAATCCACAAATGAGAGTATTGATAAAACTTGTGGGGTCAGTAGCCGCGATCACCAAAACGGCAAAAACTGCACCAATAGCTGTGAGTGTAACTGGATCCAT